AGGTTCAACATCTTCAAGTGCTGTTCGTGGTAGCTCATACAATCTAATCTTCCTTGATGAGTTCGCATTCGTTCCTACGAATATGGCTTACTCGTTCTTCATGTCAACATATCCTACCATTTCTTCTGGTAGTACAACAAAGGTGATTATTGTTTCTACGCCCAATGGCTTGAATCTTTTCTACAAAATGTGGATGGATGCAATCGAAAAAAGATCTCTTTACAAACCTCTTGAAATACATTGGTCAGACGTACCAGGAAGAGATGAAAAATGGCGCGAAGAAACTATTCGAAATACAAGCGAAGAACAGTTTGCCCAAGAGTTTCAATGCGAATTTTTGGGTAGCGCAGCAACTCTAATTAGTGGTCCAAAACTCAGACAGCTTTCATTTATAAATCCAATTTATCATGATGATAATTTGGACATTTATGAGTATCCCAATAAAGGCAAAAAAGACGATGCTGGAAACTGGACAGAAATGCCTCACATTTATTGTCTGACGGTAGACACATCCCGAGGTCTTGGTGGAGACTATTCAGCATTTAGTGTAATAGACGTATCACAAATACCTTATCGGCAGGTTGCCAAATATAGAAGTAATGATATAGCTCCCATTCTTTTTCCAAACATAATTTACGACGTTGGAACAAAATATAATGATGCTTACGTTTTAGTAGAAATTAACGATATTGGTCAACAGGTTGTCGATCTTTTGCACAAAGATCTTGAATACGACAATATTTTTAAAATTGAAAGCAGTCAGAAAAAAGGTCAGAATATTTCCGCTGGGCACAAAAAGAGTATACAGTTTGGTTTAAGAACGACAACCAAAACGAAAAGAATCGGATGTGCTAATTTAAAAACACTGGTCGAATCGGATAAACTAATTGTCAATGATTTCGACACAGTTAATGAACTTAGCACTTTTGTTCGCAAAAAGGACAGCTATGAAGCAGAAGAGGGAAATAATGATGATTTAGCCATGACTTTGGTGCTTTTTGGTTGGATGATTTCTCAGGGTTATTTTAAAGACTCTACTAATACTGACTTGAGAAAATCGTTTATGCAAGAACAACTAGAAATGATAGAGCAAGATTTAACACCTTTTGGATTTATAGAAGATGGAATGAGAAAGCATGTGTCTGTTGAAGACGGAGATCTATGGACTGAGATAAAAACTAGATTTCAACCGTCTAATTTATAAAAATTATAAATAAAAAGTAATTGTAAAAACATATTTTTGCTATAGAATTTTTTAAGAGGAGACATATATGGCTTTTTCACTATCTCCTGGCGTTACCATTTCTGAAGTTGATTTATCTACTATTGTTCCATCGGTTCCTGCAAGTATTGGAGCTTTTGCTGGAAATTTTAGATGGGGTCCTTTGGATGAAATAGTTAATATTTCAGACGAAACTCAATTAGTTGATCGTTTTGGTAGCCCAGACGCTAATACATTTATTTCGTTTTTTTCAGCAGCTAATTTTTTAGCATATTCAAATCTTTTGAAGGTAGTTCGAGTTGGTAACTATACCACACATAGAAATGCTGGAAGTAATAGTGCCGCAACTCCTATTTTAATAAGAAACGATAATGATTTTATTGCAAATTGGGCAAATGGTGTCAGTGCTAACGCAAACACCAATGGTCCTTTTATTGCAAGATACCCAGGATCTATAGGAAATTCACTAAGATATTCGATGTGTGATGCCAATTCTACGGCATTTGGTACTTGGGCTTATAGAAATTATTTTTCAACATTTCCGCTTACATCAAGTTGGGTATCAACCCGAGGCGGCGCGAATGATGAAGTGCATTTAATAGTTCTAGATGAGGATGGCTTAATCACTGGTATTCCAGGCTCTATTTTAGAAAAGTTTGAATATATGTCAAGGGCTCTTGATGCCAAAAAAGATGATGGAAGTTCTAACTATTATGCCACTATAATTAATAATAAATCTAGATATCTAAGATGGGTTTCTGAACCAAGACGAGATCAATTGTCAGGTTCTAGTACGGCAAATGTCTACAGTAATACTTCGACAGTCACATATGCAATTTCTAATTCTGCATTCACCATAAGCCTGGTTAATGGAACAGACGGAACCATAACTGATGCAAATGCATGTACAAGTTTTGGTTTATTTTCAAATGCTGATGATGTTGATATTGGTTTGATTATTACAGGTAATAATACCAGTACGGTTGTTAATCAAGTTATCAGTATTGCAGAAGCTAGAAAAGATTGTGTAGTGTTTATTTCTCCAAAATCAACAGATGTGATTGACAAATACGGTTCAGAAGTAACAAATATTTTGAACACTCGTAATGGGTTTACAACATCATCTTATGCAATTATGGATAGTGGATGGAAATATCAATATGACAAATATAATGATGTTTATAGATGGATTCCATTAAATGCTGATATAGCTGGAATTTGTGCAAAAACTGATAAAGATAAGGATCCATGGTATTCACCTGGTGGCTTGAATAGAGGATTTATTAAAAATATTGTTAAATTGGCTTATAATCCATCTAAAGCTGACAGAGATCTTTTATATGTGGATCAAGTCAATCCTGTAGTTACATTTCCTGGTCAAGGAACGGTTCTTTTTGGAGACAAAACGCTTCAAGTAAGACCTAGTGCCTTTGATCGAATAAATGTTCGTAGATTGTTTATTGTTCTTGAAAAATCGGTTAGTAGAGCAGCAAAATATTCTTTATTTGAATTTAATGATAATTTTACAAGGGCTCAATTTGTCAATCTAGTTGAACCGTATCTTAGAGATGTTCAAGGAAGAAGAGGTATTACAGACTTTAGAGTTGTTTGTGATGAAACAAACAACACACCAGAAGTTATCGATAGAAATGAATTTGTAGGTGACATTTATATTAAACCAGCAAGAAGTATCAACTATATCCAATTAAATTTTGTTGCTACTCGTACTGGAATTGACTTCCAAGAAATTGTTGGCAGATTCTAATTAAATCGATAATAAGGAGAATAACAAATGGCTTTTAATATAAATGAATTTCGCTCACAAATGGTGGGAGATGGTGCGCGACCCAATTTATTTGAGGTTTCGATGCCATTTCCCGGCTTTTCTGCTCCGGGCGATGCACAAAGAAAATTGACATTTATGTGTAGATCATCTTCTTTACCAGGTTCAACAATTGGTGTTGTGCCAATTCAATATTTTGGAAGAGAATTGAAATTTGCTGGAAATAGAACTTTTGCAGAATGGACAATGACAATTATTAATGATGAAGATTTTGTTATTCGTAATGCGTTTGAAAGATGGTTGAATGGAATTAACAGTCATAATTTGAATATTCGTAATCCAATAGCTTTAAATCCTGGCACTTATACAGTCGATGGGCAAGTTATTCAATACGGAAAAACAGGTTCTACATTAAGAAGATATCGTATTACTGGAGCATTTCCAACAGATGTTTCTCCAATCGACTTAGATTGGGGTTCTAACGATACAATTGAAGAGTATACAGTGACATTGGCATATCAATGGTGGGATTCTGTAGACACTGGTGTTGTCTAAGAATCATTTTTATTAAGAAAGAATAGATTATGGCAGCTATAAAATTATTTGGTTTTACTATTGGAAAAAAGGAGGTTACTCAGGTTTCATTGCCTGAGCAACCTTCTTTTACTTTACCGCAAGCAGCAGTTGATGATGGTGCAGTTACTATTACGCAAGGTGCCTATTACGGCACCTATGTTGATTTAGAAGGCTCAGTTCGCAATGAATTAGAACTTATTACTCGCTATCGTGAAATGGCTATTCATCCAGAATGCGAATCTGCTATTGAAGAAATAGTTAATGAATCTATTACAAGAGATAAAGAAGGTAAAATTGTTAATATTATAATGGATGATTTGAAACAACCAGACTCCATTAAGAAAAAAATTCAAGAGGAGTTTGACAATATATTAAGATTACTTAATTTTTCTAATCTTGCTGAGGATTTATTCAAGAGATGGTATATTGACGGAAGAATATATTATCATATAGTAATAAATGAAGAGCAACCAAAAAAAGGAATTAAAGAATTAAGATTTATTGATCCTCGTAAAATTAGAAAAGTTAGAGAAATTTATAAACAAAAAGATCCAAAAACAAACGCCGAATTAATAAAGGCGATGAATGAATATTATCTTTTTAATGATCGAGGAATTAATACACAGACATATACATCACATTCTCATCAAGGTGTAAAGATTGCCACCGATTCTATCATCTATGTTACTTCAGGATTGATGGATGCTAAAAATGTGATGGTAATTTCATATCTTCATAAAGCGATAAAAAATCTTAATCAATTAAGAATGATTGAAGATGCAATTGTAATTTATCGTCTATCTCGTGCTCCAGAAAGAAGAATTTTCTACATTGATGTAGGAAATCTTCCTAAAATGAAAGCAGAACAATATCTTTATGATATCATGGTTAAATATCGTAATAAACTTGTATACGATGCAAACACTGGCGAATTGAGAGATGAAAGAAAACATCTTTCAATGCTTGAAGATTTTTGGTTACCCAGAAGAGAAGGTGGAAGAGGAACTGAAATCACCACTCTTCCTGGTGGGCAAAATCTAGGTGAAATAGAAGATATTAAATATTTTCAAAGAAAACTTTTTCAATCACTTTCAGTTCCGCAAAGTAATTGTCTTCAATAAAGTCAATATTAATCGACTCTTCGATAAG